GGGTGGGATCGATCATCCATTTAATATCCCAGCCCACCCATAAAGGGCGGGCTGACGTGGGCTGTTTTATTAAATGAATGCTCTGCAACCCACTATCTAATAGTCTTAAACTTCAAGTAGTAAGTTGTTTCCATACGAAATGGAACTTCAAAAATAGTACCTGCCCCTGCAGTACCAGGAGAAATACCTTCAAGGATCATACCGAACCCAAAATGAGGAAGATTATTCTCAGCACAATCTTGCCATTGATTACGACCAGCAATAGTACCACCTACAGTAGTTAATGCAGCATTACCTGCAAGTAATTTAGCACGAGGTTTAATAACTACAGATAAACCTTTAGGACCAATACCTGTAAATCGCCTACGCTTATAAGATGCATACTGTTGAAAACCATTTATACCAGCTTCATTAGCTGAAACCGGTGGAACACCATCATGATCTATAACATAATGCATAATAGGCGAAAAATCAGGCCAATATGCAGCAGCCACACCAACATTAGTTGCCTGTGCTGCCTGAACAGTATTATTATAAGGAATAATATTAATAACAACCTTTCTAATTTGATATGAATCAAATAAACTAGTAAATTCAGAAATATTTGGTATATTCTGAAGAGAAAATTGATAAGTCATAGTACCAAAAACTGCACTACCAGCAGCAGTATTATTACAACGCATATAAAACATATCTGCAGTTTGTAAAATACCAGTACCATCAACTGAGATACCAGTACCATTCTCAGCAGATGCATTCAATGTACGTTTAAACCAATAAATACCAGCTTTATTAGCTGTCATACCCCTGGCAAGAGTACGATAACGAGGACGAGTTATTACTCGACGTTTCTTAGCAGGTCGGCGTAACCGACGATACTTACGTTTAAATGGCATGATACTAAACGTACATAAAAAAATAAAAATTAAATATTTAATTATTTTTTAATTATTTTCAGTGAAAATAAGTGACATAGGTAATACTAAGCTATGTCACTAAGTCGCACTTGGTGCTTTACATCATTCGATGATTGTTGGGAATATGAACCCATACAGCAACATATTACATATGTAGTATGGCAAATTGAAAAATGTCCTGACACAGGACGATTACATGCTCAAGGATATCTTGAGACAAAAAAAATGATTTCACACAAAGAGGCAAAAAGCCTCATATTCAAAAATAATGAACATTTTGAGAAACGCAAAGGTTCTCAAAAACAAGCAATAGATTATTGCAAAAAAAATGATACTAGGGAAGACGGCCCATGGGAATGGGGTCAACCCACTAAACAAGGTCAAAGAAATGACCTAATAGCCATAAAAAATATGATTGACGAAGGTCATACAGATCTAGAAGTGGCTCAAGAGCACTTTGGTTCCTGGATTAGATATAACAAATCCTTTGATAAATACTCTAAGTTAACACTCAGATGTAGGGAGGAACCACCCACAGTTATAATCCTATGGGGCCCAGCCGGTTGCGGAAAAACAAGTTTCGTGTATAAAAAAACAAGTTTCGTGTATAAAACACATAAAACTGTATATTCCAAAGATAACAGTAAATGGTGGGATGGATACCACCAACAAGAAGCTATACTATTCGATGACATTAACTGGAATGATCTCGATAGACGAGAAATACTACTACTCTGCGATAGATACCCTTTAAAAAAAGAATTTAAAGGAGGATACGTTGAGATAAACTCTCCATACATATATTTTACATCGAACTTCAATCCCGAAGGATATCAGATATACGATGATGCATTAAAAAGGAGAATAAATGAAATTATCCCAATGTAG